TTTCGCCAATTTTCAAGTAGGAGTTTCATATGTCTTTTGACGTCTTCGTTATATTCATAACAAATCCTGTTTTGCCACCTCTGGGCTCATCAACCGAATCCATTGTACCTCCGACAGCCTCAAAAGCACCCACAGCATATTCATCTCCAACTGGCTTGATAATATAATATTTCCGCTCAGCGGAGCCATCAATAACTGCCGTCTTTACCGTACTCCCGACTGAACCTCCGAGAGCACCAATAATACGATATACTGGCTTTCGGTTACCGATAGTAAAAGTATCGCCTCTATTGAGCGATATAAGATCTTCATATTGTGGAGGATTTGGTATAGATTCTCCACGATCTTCATCAGAAAATCCAAAAGCATCCCAATCAAAATCATCCGCTTCTTTCAAATACTTTCGCCAATTTTCAAGTAGGAATTTCATTTACCTATTGCTTTAAGAGCATCTATTGCCAACTCTTTGCCTTCGGGCGCCCCTTGAGAAGCAATTTGTTGTAGTTGAGAAAGTGCTTGTTTGCTGCCGTCTTGAGCTGCTAATTTTAATTGGGTAATGGCGATTTCAGCAGTCACGCCGCCAGACTTAGCCGGCTGGGCCCACTCAGGCAAGTTGTTAGCCATTTCTTGGGCTTTTTTCACTAATTTTCCAGATTCATCGATCTCCGCCCCCTGCTCAGCAAGGACTTCTAAATAGGTTTTAATCGCTGATTCTGCTTTACGTCCAACGTCAATTATCCTCTCGGAGTCTTGTGGGTTATCGGCTATGCTTATTATTTCCTTACCAAGCTCAGCTAGCCCATCTCCCTCCATTGTTTGTAGATTTTCTCCTATATACCTTAATTCTTCTTCGGAAGCTATTACTTTATTTGCGATATATTCACCAGTGGCATCATCAAATCCTGGTGCAACAAAATCTCCGGCCGCGGCTTCAGAGCCTCCCATTATGCTACTCAGCACATAAAAAGCCAGTGCTACTACAATAATCTTTATAGCGAGACCCCCAACTTTATACAAGACAGGGTGTGTTTCTTCAAAGCGCTGCATGAAACTTTTTATTTTATTAACAACTCCAAGAATCTTGCCGGTATACTTGACCGCCTTCTCTTTCATTCTGTCTATTAACATGAATGCTTGAGTTGAAAGATATAAAACAGGATTGCTAGCCATATCAGACAGCGCGCCTTCATCCAGCTGTTCAATATGATAATCAACTGAGCGTTCCCAATTCTCAAGGAATGTCTCTATGGCGTTTTCATTCTCGCTTAAAAGATTAAGAGCATCATAGAATGATGTTTTTCGAACTGTATCACCTTCAAAGATATACAAGTATCCATAGTCTTGCGCTTTTTCGCTTTCGGACAGGTACCGCCGCCAATTTTCAAGTAGGAGTTTCATTTTATTTCGTCTACCGATTTATCCATTTCGTCGTCAAAGTCTGTGCGTAATCTAATCATAGGATTAAATTTAGCATGTTTTCTATCAAGGACGAGCGAACCCTGCGGTTTTACTAACTCGCCTTCAATCTCAACACCCTCAAAATCAATTTCAGTCCGCTGTTTATAAACAACTTTAGGTTCTTCTTCCTTGTCGTCGGCATATGCAGCTCCTGAGAGTATAAATAATACTAAATATTTCATATCAATCTCCTCCGAATATTTCATAAAGTTCATCATCATCAGATTTCTTTCTTTTAGTCATCCTTTGAAGACATTCGATCTTGCTAGATACCGCAGAGGCAAATAGAAACGGAAAGATAGAATGGATAAAACATTTAAACAACAGTATCTTAAGTATAACACAAATTTTCCACGCTGACCACATGTGCTGGAAATAAGTTTCGTTTTGTTTTCGGAGATGTTTAGTAAATCTTTGAAGCATCAGTTATCATAAGCCTCGTCTTTAGAATCTCTAACCATTGTTGCTGCCTGCAACATATCGGCCGGCTCGACCTCTTTAAGTATGAGATCACCTGTTTTTGGTTCGTAATACATCCCCAAAAGGTCACCTTTTGAAATATTTTTAAGTTCTTTTTCAGCTATTGTTATGCTTCCGCCACTCTTTTTTACAATAGCAGTTAGAATACTAAATAAAAAGTCCGGATCACTTAGTTTATTGCTCATCTTCCTAAAAATCCTTTCCACGTTCTCACGAGGCGTTCGTCTAAGTTTTGCTGCATCCCGGCCGGAAAACGTTGATTAAGCATTTGTTTTATTGCCCAATCAAACAAGCTATTCAGCCGATCTTCATCATCTGTTTCGCCCGTTGTAAGCTCTCGGAACAATTCTACGCGCGCATCTGGGTCATCGGCTGTGATTTTAAACTCGATAGTGTATTCGATATCTTCACCGGAGGCCATAGCACTACTATTACCAATATCAAGGTAGTACTCAACCCCAAGTTCGGACCGCGGATGTTTAAGCAACTCTTCTCTAATAAAAAGACGCCAATCGCGAGAATCAAGGATCTGAGTCAATACCTGTGGGCTTACCCCCAGCGCTTCAGGGTTAAAGTCGTGAGATACTGCAGCTGTTGATTCATATGACTCTGTTGGATCTTCTCCATCGGACCTCACATCCCACTCATAAGACTCAAAAGGCGCATCTTCTATCTCATATGCTAATTTGATGTATTCTCCGCCTTCCAAATAGCCTTCGCGCTTTAAAAACTCATCAATAGCGGCCTTGAAAGCATCTCGCCTATCATCTAGCTTATCAATCTCCGCGCAAAATGCATCAAAACCATCAGGGCTATACATCAGCGCAGATTCTCCGATCTCGGGGTGCTCTAAGTTGAATCTACAGCCAATATGAACAGTTGTGTTCGAGAACTTATTAACGAATCCAGAGTCTGTATCAAAGATGTCGCCCCATATGTCATTTATACTATCAAAAGCCTGCATTCCCGTTGGATAAGAGTTGGGCAAGCCTGAAAACTCGTCAAGATCATACGTAAAGGTGATCCGAGCTTCTGCTTCAATGTAAACACCACCAACTCCGTCGTCTTCTACACTAGCAGACACCCCTGCAGCGGCATATCGTTGATTCCATTCAGTTTCAATCCGTTCTACCTCGGCTGTGTATCTCCCAAACAACCCAGAAATGGCATTTGCGTCTAAAGCATCTTCGGTTTCTCTGTTTTGGCGGATATTACCAGTCATTGCCTCTGTTTCAATCATTGCGAGCTTTGAAAGCAAAGATTCGCGCCCTTCAGCGCCGGACGTGTCCTCATATGAGCCACCAAAAATGAAAAACCTGTCTAAATTGACATCTTCCCCATCATCACCAGTACTAGGCATGTTTTTGAGTGCCTCTTCTTGGTTTTTTCTTGCCCATTCTCTAACTCTATCAGATAATCCGGGTATGCCAACGCCATATATGCGTTCTTCGGGTACTGCTAGCTCTGTACCGTCGTCCCAGCGCTTAGGGGTGTCCGTATCATAGTATCGCATTTGGCGCAGTCTGGCGCGACTTATGGGCTCTATATCAAATCCTGCACCACCATCCCTATTGTCGTCGGCAAATATCTCGCCTTCTTGGATTTCTTGCTCTGCGCTCTCAATATTGCTTGTATTTGTTTTATAAAGCAGGTCTTCCGTCTCTACGACGTATGCGAGCGCTCCGTGACCACTTGCTTCGGCTACAGCGCACTTATAATACTCATTTGTGCCTCCAGATCGACTTGGAGGGCTATGACAAGAGGTAATTTTGTCAAAATCGCTCATTCTGAGCACATCTATGGGATGTCGAGTGATAATAATGGAATATTTGTCATTATCGAGCTTATTTATCTCTTTTTTGATATATCCGGCGTTTGTTTGCCAATATTTCGCCATTTTAGTTACTAAATCGGTCAAAGCGTAGCCCGCAGGTCCAGCAACACCCGGATTTGGGATATATAAGCCGATTTGTTTATTTATTCGGTTATAATCTTCTTGTTCTTTTTCATCAAGCGCAGCTTTGACCATTTTCCCGCTTACTTTCCAGGGAACGTCTATTTTGCCGTGGGCGCCGATATAATTCATCTTATCCAGGTGATCATACACTTTTTGATACAAATTATCCCTTTTTGAACTCAGATCTGCCACTTTTGCGAAGAATTTGCCGACCTTCATCTGAATTTTCTTCTTTTTGGTCGCTCGCCGCGCATCTGGACCGCCCATCAGCTGGTTAACCAGATCCTCAGTACTGGGCCCAAGGCTGCGCTCGGCCGAAACCAGTCCTTTTTCCCAATCTACTTCAAGATCTTGCTTTTTGAAGAATTCTCCGAACTTTCCAAGCTCCGTAGAGTTATCCATCGTCGGAAAGTCGATAACTTTGCGCATTTCGCCGTTAAATAGCCCATTAAACGCGAGATCTTCGCCTTTCATGTCATCTAATATGTCATCTAAGGCTTCTAATTCGATTTCATCGAGTTCCCGAAGCAATTTATCGGGTTTTTGTTCGGAAATATCGAAATTTTCCAATAATTGGGCTGTTTTTAGCAGTATTTGTTCGTCATTTAACATTTTTAGACATCTCCAGAGCTTTCTCTAATAAATAGATCGGTATTTCACTGTTCGACAACTCTTTTATCTCATCAATTGTGGCCCATTTCCACTCATCGTGCTCTATTTCGTCCGTTATTGGGTTGGGTTTATCGATTTTTATAGTACCAGACCATTTATAGGTCAAAAAATAGTGCTTTTTATCCTTTGGCTCTCCAAGATAAATTAAGTCTGAGCTTTCACAGGTCAAATTTGTCTCTTCAAACAGCTCTCTAGCCGCCCCTTCTTCAATAGAACCGTCTTCGTCATCGATATGACCACCAGGAATCGTCCATTGACCCTCTCTTTCGTCGATATCTGAGCGCTGAATGACCAAAAAACGCTGTTTTTCGTCTAAACAGACAACAACTCCGACGGTTTTTAGCTCACCTTCGGTGAGAAATGCGCTCCAACTACGGTTCATGTGTTAATTACACGCTTTTGGGCGTTTCTCTCCGTGCCAACCATCACACATTTTCTTCAAAGCCTTGCGAATTGGCAACTTGTTTATAGGTGCAACCCATATTAAGTTCTCCTGGACCTGAATACCGGGGTAATATTCAATATCTACACCGTATAATACACCAACAATATAGCCTTTTGTATCATATATGACGGATCCCGAACACCCAAACCACCCATATGTCTGCAAAATGATGTGTTTTCCTATTCCTGGGCCGCTTTCATGGCCAGAAACTTGGCCTCTGAATGACATTAGCTTGTGATCTGAAGGAAAACCAGAATAAACTATGTCTGTTCCGGCATCTGCAGTCTTTTCCTGGGGTTTAAATGGCATTGGAGCGATGCTTCTAAAAGGAGTTTTAACAAAAAGTACAGCAATATCATCCACAGGGTCAGAATATATCAACATAGATATATGAGACTCTCCCCCATGCGAAACCATATAATTTTCTCCTATTTTTCCGCGTGCCACGTGCTGGGCTGTGATGACGATATGAATGTCTTTGTACTTCAGATAAGAACCAGACCCATGGCCACCCTCAAAAGGGAAGGTAACCTTAACTGCTGCTCCTCTAACTCTCTTTTCAACTGTTCTCATACTGCTATCAATTGAATCAACTGGCAACATGGGCTTATAGTCCTGTGCTATTGATACTGTTGAAAACAGCAAACTCATTAATAGTACTAAATACTTCATTTTGGCCTCCTATATTTATGGTGTGCCGGTATCTGGTAATAAGTATCTGTAACCTATCTCAACTAACGCACTTCCAGAAGGAATAACTGTAAAATATATTGTATTATCAATCGCAGAATATATCCAATCATAGGCTGGGGAGCCATTAATAAACACAACTATTGAATCTTCAATTGGGATCTTAGTTAGCTCCCAATCCTCATGTGGCGCCACCGATCGTGTAGCATCTGCTACACCAGCACTCCAGTCCTCCTCACAAATATCTACAACAACACCGGCAAAGTAAGTTGTGGCATCCATATATCTGTTTCCGACATCGATCGAGCTAACCATCCATGGACACATTGAAATAGTTGGTTCTTGATTAACGATGCTTGAAATAAATGAAGAACCACCACGCAGGCTGCTGTACCAAGAAGTAAAATCTGGAACAGTTGGCATGACCGTGTAACTTTGTTCTTCTTCATCCGACACGAATACGACCAAGAGAGCAGCATCGGCCCTCATCCACGTGGCGGCGTATGGGTTCGCCGTGATATACTCATAAACTGCTTCAAAACCCCTTTCTACACCGCCCCGACCCATTATAGTATACATTGAGGTGGCGTCATCTATATCATCACCAGGTACTAAGGGAAATTCAGACTCGGTGGCTGCATACGATGGATCGTTAGATATCATAACCA